GCAAGTTTGATAAACCATCTGCCTATAAATCAGGCGCAGTAGTAAGATGCCGTGCTGGAAAAATTTGGAAAGACATTAAAGAAGAAGAACTAAATGAAGATGAAAGTCTTCATAAATGGTTTAAACGTCAAGGTCCTAAAGGTAAAGAAGGTGGTTGGGTAGATTGTAATGCACCTGATGGTAAAGGAGGATATAAAGCATGTGGTAGAAAAGAAGGCGAAAGTCGTTCTAAATATCCTGCTTGTAGACCTACTCCCGCTGGATGTAAGAAAAAAGGTAAAGGTAAAACTTGGGGTAAAACCAAATGATTAAATTTCAAGATATATTAAACGAAGCAAAAAAACTCAAAGAAACCTTTGAGGAATTTGCTAAAAAACGTGGTGATGGTGCTGCTAAAATAGCTGAAAATGCTCAATCAAAAGGTGGTTTAGCTATGTTAACTTATAATCATTTTAAAGTTAAAGCTCCTTACTATGATAAAGCATCAAAAGGTAAATTTGATGAAAAAAAAGCTAAACAAGAATTTAATCAAACTTTAGGAAAAATATCTCTTAATATGTCTCCTGTAGATTTTCAAAGAGAAGTTGGTCGTTTAGAGGTGTTAGGTGAACTTTTAATTAGAAATAAAAAATGATCAATTTATTAGATATACTAAGTGAGGCAGAGGTAGCCAAATGCCCTGCACCAACTCAAAATATTGAATTAAACCTTCAGAACAGACAGAAGGCAATTAATGAGTATGGATATGGTCCATTAAATCCTAATCAACCAAATAATAAATTCTGGCAGGCTAAAGCAGATATGTGGAAGCTTGATTCTGTAAAAGAAGCTAAAACATCTCGTTGTGGTAATTGTGCTGCCTTTGATGTTACAACTAAAACATTAGATTGTATAGCTAAAGGGATTGGTGATGATGAAGGTACTGAAGATCCATTCGATGTTATTGAAGCAGGCCAATTAGGATACTGCAGGTTTTTAAAATTTAAATGTGCTGCGGCTCGAACTTGTGATGCTTGGGTTGTAGGTGGTCCTATCACAGATGACAAAGCCGTATAAAGATTTAGAGGTCACAGACAAATACATTATTAGGGAATTTGATGAAAACATTGACCCTATAGAATTAATGTGGCATCGTGATGATGAAGACAGAACAATTGAAATTATTGAACCAGGTAAAGGATGGAAATTCCAGTTTGAAAATGAATTACCTTGGGATTTAGAACCTAACCTTTTGATATGTATATTAAGACATGAGTGGCACCGAGTTATAAAAGGCGAAGGAAAACTTGTAATTAAAATAAATAAAGACTGATTCATAGCCAGTCGCTCGTAAGAGTTTAACATATGGCAGCTGTGGCGCCCCTAAAAAGGTGCCATCTTTAATTTGGCTTTTAGTGTAAAGCATGATATATTAACAAATGAACATGAATAAGAAAATTGTAATTGTAGGAGCAGGTGTAGCAGGTGTTAATGCCGCTACTAAATTAGTTGACAATGGTTATCCAGGCAAAAACATTACTATCATTGACATGGGTAATGATCCTTATAACAGAAAACCAGAAGAAGTAATGACAGGTTTTCTAGGTGCTGGAGGATGGAGTGATGGTAAACTAACTTACCATACAGCAATTGGAGGTCAACTTTCAAAGTATGTTGGTGAAAAGAAAGCAATGGAATTAATGGATGAAGTCATTAATAACTTTAAACGTTTTCACCCTAAACCTGAAGAAGTACAATGTTCAAATCCAGTAGAAGAACCAGATTTTATTAAACCCTATTTTGGTCTTCGTTTATTCCCAGTATGGCATGTTGGTACTGATTATCTTCATGAAATTGGTAAGAATTGGTATGATTATTTAGTGTCTAAAGGCGTTAAGTTTGTTTGGAATGAACGTGTGTTTAAAGTTGACTTTGAATCTAATTTAGTCTATGTAACTGTTAAAGGCAAAGAAGGACAATATGCTATTGAATATAATGAATTAATTTTTGGAGTAGGTAAATCAGGTATTGACTTTGCTCAAAGTATTCAAGACGAATATCAACTAGAAACTGAACCTAAATCAGTACAAATTGGAGTTCGATTTGAAGCACCACAAAAACATTTTCAAAAACTAATTGATATTAGTTATGATTTTAAATTGTATCGTAAATTTGAAGATAAAGGTGTTTCATTACGCTCGTTTTGTACTAATAATAATGCCGCTTATGTTGCTGTAGAAGACACTTACGGTAATCATTCCTATAATGGTCATGCTAAAAAAGATCCTAAATATAGAAATGACATGACTAACTTTGGTATTATTATGGAAATTAATAATATTGGAGATCCATTTGCTTGGTCACGTAAAGTAGTAAATGAATTACAATATGCAGGAACAGGTTTATATTATAGTCCAACTCGTAAACCATCAACTACATCAGAAGGTGAAAGAGTTAGTTCTGTTCAAATTGATAATCTAAGTATTATACAACAAGGAATGGGTGAATATTGGGATTATATTGAAGACTTTATTGAGGATATGAAAAAAGTATTTCCAACATTACAAGATGATTGGGGTGTTTATGTTCCTGAAGTAAAATATCTATCACCTGAACCGCTTGTTTATCATAGTGATTTAGCTCTAGTTGAATACCAGAATGTTCACTTTGTAGGAGATGCTTTATCAGCTCGTGGTATTACAGTATCAGGTGCTCAAGGTATTTTATCTGTATCTAAATTGATTAATAAAGGATGTGAGTGGGATAATTTGCATGGTGATATTATTAGCTGGAAATAATAATTAAATATTTATTATAAAATATAAATATGATAAAATTAGTAAATTTATTAAAGGAAGAAATAAATTTAGATAAATATATTGAAGATTGGTTAGGAAGAGGAGGAGTACATGATGATTCTTCAATTAACAGAGTATTTGTTTTAAAACTAAACCAATTAGGATACAAAGATTTTGGAACAACATATAGAGTTTTATACATTGAAGATATTCATAAAATCCCTGATTTAAAAGAATATATTTGGAAAAAATATAACGGAAAGTATATTTCATTTTCTAAAACTTTAGAAGGAGCATATAAATTTATGGACCAATTAATATCTAATGATTTACTTAAACAAGGAGAAACATTTGTTGTAATAAAACAAAAATCCAATTACTCCGATTTAAGCAAATGGGTACAAGATAAAATTAAAGAAGCTGGAGGCCCATGGGAATTTGCTGCTACTAAAGACCATTGGACATCAGGCTTATATAGAGAAACTCAAAAAACACAAGAAGTATTAGCGGTATTGAACAGTAATTTTGAAATAGAAGGACAATATTCTAAAAGAGGAAAAAAACTTAATTACTAGAATTATAGAAATAATGTTTGGCCTTTTATAAAAAATATGTTATATTAATATTATGAGTGATAAAAATAAATTTCAACCAAGTAAAAAATTAGTAAAAGCTGATGGTACTATTGCTTGGGTTTGGGAAGGGAAATTGCACAATATGGAAGAAGCAGCTTTAATCCATCCAAATGGTAAAAAAGAATATTATATTCATGGTATTCAATATAGTCATGATGATTGGAAAGAAAGAAGACGTAATCGTGAAGGTCTTCCATGGTACAAAACAGCAATGGGTCAGGCAGGTCAAAATAGAAACTAATATGAAGATAGGATTGTGTGGAACAATGAGTGTAGGTAAAACTACATTGGTAAATGCTTTGAAAGAATTACCTGAATTTGCAAATTATAATTTTGCTACTGAACGTTCTAAGTACTTGCGTGATTTAGGTATTCCATTGAATACTGATTCAACATTAAAAGGTCAATTTGTATTTTTAGCTGAACGTTGTGCTGAGCTAATGCATGATGATATTATTACAGATCGTACTGTAATTGATGTTATGGCGTTTACTAAAGCAGCTAAATCAATTGATTATTATGAGGCTGAAGCATTTTGTGATGCTGCTTATAAATTAGTTGAAGAATATGATTATATTTTTTATGTATCTCCTGTTGGTGTTGAAATGGAAGACAATGGAGTTAGAACTACTGATTTGAAATATAGAGAAACTATTGACAGTATTATCCATTTGATTTTATATAGAAGTAATCATAAAATTAAAAAACTAGTTGAACTTTCAGGTAGTACTGAAGAACGTGTAGCAAAAATTAAAGAAACAATTTTTGGTTAATATTTATGGACATGAAATTGTCTGAATTAAAAAAACAAATTAAAGATAACATATACGAAATTTTATCTGAAGAATCAGTAACAGAAAATTTTGGTCCTGCAGTTCAATCAACTGATCCTAAAGCTAGAGAAATTGAGGATAAAATTAATAAAGATCCAAAATTTGCAAAACAAATAGCCCAAATAATAGCTCAAGCTGAAAAAGGAGGTGATACTACAAAATTATTAGGTCAAATGACTGGACTTTTTGAATCAGATGATGAAGACCAAGAACCATCAAAAGCAGAATTAGAAAAAAAAGATTCAATCACTACTGCTTCAAATAAATTACAAAAACTTGTAACTAAAATGAAAGAATTAGCTAAAGAATACACTGAAGCTAAAGGTGATAAAAAAGAAAAAATTAAGGATGAATTAAAAAAATTAACTGCTGATAAAAAAGCATTAGAAAAAATTATTCTTCCTTCTTCTGAAGAAGATTAATATGAAAAAGTTTATTTTGCAATTGGTTTTAGTGTGTTTAGTAGGTGTAATAATCTACGGGTTATTTACTTACAAACAAGGTTATTCCTCAAACAAAGATAAACAATACCAAAAAACTATAGATTCTTTAACAATTGAAATTAGTAAAAAAGATACAATAATTTCAACTTTAGATTCTACTAGAAAAGTTTTAGATTCATTAATTGCCATAGATAAAGCTAAATTAGCAGGTATTGCTAAAAAAGCTCAACAATATAAAGATCAATATGAAAAAGAACGTGATCGCCTTAATAATATGTCTGATGATGATATCATCAGTACTTTCACAACAGCGTTTAAGTGATTCAACAGTAATAGTTCCTATTAAATCCTTAAAAAATGCTTTATTAGTTAAAGTTGATAGAGATAATCTTAAAAAAGAATTAGTAGTTGCTCGTGACTCTATTTCTGTAATGGAAAAAGTTATTCTTAAACAGGATACTGCTTTGTTTATTTGTGATACTACTCGAATTGTTTTAGAAAGTAAAATAGGAGATTTAAAAGGCACTATTAAAGCTAAAGATGGACAGATTGAAGAAAGAAATAAAAAAATATCTGATCTAGAGTCTAAATTTAAAGGAGCAATAGTTGCTTTAGGTTTAGCAAGTTTAGGATTTATTATAGCCCTTTTATGAGTCAAGACTTAAGACAAATAATAAGAGAAGAATACATTAAGTGCGCCCAAGATCCGGCCCACTTTATGAAAAAATACTGTAATATTCAGCATCCACAAAGGGGTCGAGTAATATTTAATTTATATCCTTTCCAAGATAAAGTATTAAATCTATGGAAAGATAATCCATATTCAGTTGTATTAAAATCTCGTCAGTTAGGTATATCAACCTTAGCCGCTGGTTATTCTTTATGGTTAATGTTATTCCAAAAGGATAAAAACGTGTTGTGTATCGCTACAAAACAAGATACAGCTAAAAACATGGTTACAAAGGTTAAGTTTATGTATGATAACTTACCTTCATGGCTCAAAATACCAGCAGATGAACATAACAAATTAACACTACGATTAAATAACGGGTCTCAAATTAAAGCAACTTCAGCATCAAGTGACGCGGGTCGATCAGAAGCCGTTTCTTTGCTGATAGTAGATGAGGCTGCGTTTATTGAAAACATTGGTGAGATTTGGGCTTCCGCTCAACAAACATTGGCTACAGGTGGTGGCGCAATTGTGTTATCTACTCCTTTTGGAACGGGTAACTGGTTTCATAAGACATGGGTTTCAGCTGAATCTCAAGATAATGACTTTTTACCTATTAAATTACCTTGGTATGTTCACCCTGAACGAGATGAAAACTGGAGAAAACGTCAAGATGAATTACTAGGTGACCCTAGATTAGCGGCCCAAGAATGTGATTGTGACTTTAGCACTTCAGGTGATGTTGTGTTTTATTCTGAATGGGTTGAATTTATAAAAACAACAACAATCCAGGATCCAGTAGAACGAAGAGGGGCTGACCAGAATTTATGGATATGGGAACCAGCTGATTATACTAGAGAATACATGGTATTAGCAGACGTCGCTCGCGGTGATGGTAAGGACTCTTCAGCATGCCATATAATTGATATTGCTACTAATACACAAGTAGCAGAATACAAAGGACAATTACCACCTAAAGAATTTGGATACTTTTTAGTAGGTTTAGCTTCTGAATATAATAATGCTTTATTAGTAGTTGAAAATGCTTCTGTAGGCTGGGCCACATTAGATGCTGTAATTGAAAGAGGATATAGAAACTTATACCACTCACCTAAATCAGATCAATTAACAGCTGAATCTTATCTTAAAATTTATGAAGGTGATTCTAGTATGACTCCGGGTTTTACAATGTCTTTAAGAACAAGACCTCTTGTAGTAAATAAATTTAGA